TTACGACTGGTATGTGACGGACCGAAAGCTGGATCTGCCGCTGTATGTGGAGGACTGGATCGACCAGATCAACTACAACAACCCCAATGACAAGCCCGGCAACTATCCCGTCCACCGCTACGATGTGGACGGCGGTTACCTCTATATCCCCGGCAGCGCATGGATCATGGCGGACGTGACGGCCCATCGCAGTCACGGTCACTGGGAATGGTATTCCGGCTATGATACCGGCTCCATCCTTACGGTAGACCGGTTCACCCAGACCTTGGAGGACGAATATATTACTTCCCGGAAGCAGGGCTTCGAGCCGCTGGACGATACCAAGCAGATCTGGAAACGGCGGCAGGGCGGCATAAACGAGCGCTACTACTTCTACCCCGCCGCCGGGGCCTGCATGGTGGTGGTGGCCCTGCTCATCTGTGCCCTGCGGGTGCTTGCCGGGGCGCACTATGTCCGGGATGTGGCCGCCGGTGCTCTGCTCGGCTTTGCCCTTGGGGCCGCCGGAATGTGGCTGCTGTGACCCCAAAATGCCCCTTGCGCCGGAAAATCCAAAAAAATTTGAAATTCCGCTTGACAGAAGCCTATGCGTATGGTATTATACTTCTCGCAGCGTGTGCCGAACGCACACTGCCGCCAGATAAGTACCCCATGGGATAACAACGTGCGCCCGTAGCTCAGGTGGATAGAGCAACTGCCTTCTAAGCAGTGGGCCGGGGGTTCGAGTCCCTTCGGGCGCATCTATGTGGTGCCCATAGCGTAGTCGGTTAACGCGCCAGATTGTGGATCTGGAGACCGTGGGTTCGAGTCCCACTGGGCACCCCACCAAAAAGTCCGCTGTTCAAAACAGCGGACTTTTTCTTTTGGTGGAATACTACAAAAGTACGGCACCCCGGCAAAGCAGCTGCTTTGCCGGGGTGCCTTTTCTCTTATTTATTCATCTCCTGCAGGATCTTTGCGATCTGGGCGGGGGTATAGCCCTCCTGCCGCAGGGCAGAGGTGATGGCCACATCGTTCTTGCCCTGACTGCGCAGCAGCGCTGCTGTGTAGGGCACTCCGGCGCTGACAGTGCTGCGGCTGCCGCCGGAAGCAGAGCCGCTGCTGCCGGTGGCCTTTCCGCTGCTGGAGCTGCCGGACTTTGTCCTCGCAGCCGCTGCCTTGCTGGCGGCCTGTGCGGCCTTCTGCTGGGCGTTAGCCTGCTTCAGCGCCCACTCGCCCTTCGCGATGTTCAGCTTCTGACTGGTCACATTGTTGTTGAAGGCCTGCTGCTTCAGCGCATCCTGATAGGCGCGCTCGCTGGCGGTGTTATCGTACTGCTGCTGGGTCAGTGCGTCCTGCCGCTGCTTCTCCTGCATCTGCTGGCTCCACTGGGTATCGGCGCGCTCAGCCTCGTAGGCGCGGTTGCCGGCGTAGATGTTGTACCCGGTGTTCATCAGGCTGCCCGCCAACGTGCCCAGACCGGTGGTGCCGGTAATGGCCAGCTGCACCACGTCCCCAATGACGCCCAGCACCGTCATGATGTTATTGAAAGTCTGCTGGCGCTGGCTGATTTCCGCCTGCTCCTGCGCGGTGTAGTAGCCGTGCAGGGTGTCCAGCCGGTTCAGGTGCTCCTGATACTGGCCGTAGTCCTTGGCATAGGCGTCGTTGTACGCCTCGCCTTTCTGCTGCAATTGGGTGTAGTAGTCCTGCAGCTGACGGTCGTACAGGGTCTGAGCATTCTGCTCCTGTCCGTTCAGCTGGTCCAGCCGGTTCACCAGCTCCTCGCCGCCGCTCTGGTAGGTATCCAGCGCCAGATTGTACAGGGTGGGGATGGCGCTGGCCAGCCCGCCGATCTGCTGCTGATAGGCCTGCTGCGCCGCACTGGTGGCATAGCTGGAACCATAGCCGCCGGTCAGGGCAGCGGCCTGCGCCGCCGCGTCCGCGCTGGCGTTGTGGGCGTTCTGGGTATACAGCTGCTCGTACTGGCGGTAAAGCGGGTCGCGGGTGTAGCTGTACTGAAAATTCTCCCGCTCCAGCAGCTGCCCCAGCAGGCTGTTGATCTTATCCTGATAGCTGCTCTGGTAGTCTGCGGGGCGGTTCTGCTGCCACTGCTTCAGGGCGTCAGCCGCATCGGTCACCTGCTGACCGGGGCGGTAGCTGACGTTTGCCATGGCCTTTTCCACATCGGCGCGGCTGTTCAGCCCCTCGGCGCTGTAAGTGGACTGCGCAGCGGGCTGTGCCTGCGTTTGCACCTCCGGCTGCAGCAGTTCCTCCTTCTTTTTGGATGCCATATAATTCTCCTTTCGTTCTTATAATCCCTGCAGCTTGCTGCGCAGGGTGTCGGACATATTTTCCGTATCCAGATTGGTCAGTACATACTGCAGCTGCTCCTGCATCTGGTACAGATAGCTGCGCAGTGCCCGGGCATCCTCCGGGTCCATGTTATCGCTGAACTTGGGCAGGCCCAGCTTGCTCAGGCCGTTCATGCTTGCCATGAGGCATCCTCCTCCCATAATTTTCCCTTTGCCGGGGCGATGGTGCGCACAAGTCCGCGCAGGGTGATCTGCCCTTTGCCGCGCAGCCGCAGCCGCAGCGACCCGCACCGCCGGGGTACAAAGGGCAGGTCATAGCTGCGGCGGCTGCCTTGGGCGGCAAGGGAGGCCACTGTCTCCCACGCGCCGCCGTCATAGCTCACCGCCACTTCTACTGTGCTGGTGCACTCAGCGTCCAGCCGCAAAGTCAGCCGGGAGAGATACCGCTGCTCGGTGCCGTCCAGCCCCACATCGCCGGTGACCAGCTCAAAGGGGATGTCCGTTTCCACGCCGTCGGTGGTTTGCCAGTCCGGCTCGCGGGTGGGGTCTGCCGCCCACAGCGCCTGTCCGTCCCACAGATAAAGCTGCCCGCCGGTGCTGGTCATATCACAGGAGCAGACGTCCTCCTCGCTCCACAGCCCCTTCTCGGTATCATAGACCAGCAGCCGGGCACTCTCCCGGGAGATGTGCAGGTAGTACCGGCCATCCAGCGCACCGCCCACGGCGCTTTGTACGTTGGAAAGCTTTGCGGCGTCCAGCGCACCGGACACCTTGGTGGGCAGACTGCCGTCCCACGCCATAACGCCGTCCGGCGAGAGATAATACAGCGTCTCGTTCAGCACGCACAGGCTGCGGGCGGCGTTTTGGGCTACGCCCCGGCAGCGCAGACTGGAAAGCTGAAAATCCGAAGGCTTGGAGCCGTACAGCTTGTGCAGGGTGTTCTCCTTAAAAAACAGTGCATAGCCCATGCAGGAAGCCGCCCCGGTAAAGGCACCGTCGCTGCCCACGGTGACGGCGTAGCTGTCTGCGGCGATGCCCCGGTAGCTGAACCAGTTGGTGGGGTCGCCCAGCTTGCAGCCGTAGATAACGTTCTCCCTGCTGTTGCAGCCCCACACCCGGTTGTCACACTCGGTCACAAAATCCAGCTCCGGCACCCGGCGCTCCATGGATACCGTCTGGGCGGCGTCCACGCTGCGGTGCTGTTTGCCGTCCATGCTCTGCCACTGGGCGGCGGCGGCGTTCTGCACCAGTGTGCCGTAGAAATACTCACCCTGTGGGGTGCAGCGCACCCGCAGCCAGTCCTCGCCCACGTCATACACGATTTGGTCTCCATTCAGCTCCGGGCTCTGCCCTGCCGCTTCGGCGGCTGCGCCCTGCACGGTCACGGTGTCCCACTGCCGGAACAGCTTGCCCAGCCCTGCCGCCGTGATGCGGCAGTATTCCAGCGGGATGGCTGTCCAGCTGCCGGAGTTTTTGCTGTACATCTCCAGCGTGCTGTCGTACCGCCACGGATGGTCGGCATCCTCTACCTTTAAAAACAGCTGCCCGTCTGCCGGTTCGGCGGGCTCCTCCCGGCCAAAGGCCTCCACCTGATAGGTCTTGCCTGCGGCATCACAGGGGGCAAAGGTCACGCTTTTGCCCGCCGCCGTCCACAGTGCCCCCAGTGCAGCAACGCTGCCGTCTGCCGTATCAAAGGCCAGCTTGTCCGGGAAGATCAGAATCTTTGTGCCGATGCCCACCAGCGCCTTGCGGCCGTCGGTCACAGCGTCCGGCTTCGTCACCGCCGGGGCGGCGGCATCGTCCGGGGTATAAACGACATCCCGTCCGCAGACGGTCAGCAGACCGTTCAGGTGGTACATCCCGTTCAGGCCGGTCAGCGCCCGCAGCTTGCGGCGGGGGGTGCGGGTGCTCAGGGCGGGGAAATCCCGGGTGGAAAAGTTCACTCCGGCGCTGTACTCTGCCTCCGAGCAGCCGTAGGTCTCGTTCAGGCCGCCAAAGGCCCGCAGCAGCTGCCGGGTGTTGGCAAGCCGTATTCTGTCTGCCAGTACCATCGCCTCACCTCCTTACCAGCGCCACTGCGCCCGGCTGCGGGGCGGGTAGTTCTGCCGCAGCCAGACCGCCAGCTCTGCATACAGGGCGTTGTACTGCGCCTGCTCCCCGGCGTAGCGGTCGGTCTCGCCCAAGGCGGCATCCATCTGCGCACACAGCAGATGCGGGTACAGGGCATCAAAGGGCGGCGGTGCCAGCAGCGTCTGGTCGTCCTGCACCGGCTGCTCCCACGGACGGTCTGCGCCCACGGCGTCAAACGCCCCGGCGGCGGCGCGGTCAAACAGCTTTGTGCGCAGCAATGCGTCCGCCTCCCGCAGCCATTGCAGCCGGGTCTCGGTTTCAATGCGGCAGTTTGGGCGCAGCTGCTCGGCACGCTCCAAAGCCTCTCCTATGGTCATCTCATCACATCCTTTTTATAAAAAGCCCGGCCGGGGGCATTTCTCCCAGCCGGGCAGCGCTTATTTTACTGCGCCGCGTTCTCCGCAGCGGCAATGCGGGCAGCGGTCAGCTCGTCCTGACGCTGGCTGTGCTCCAGCACCTCGGCCACGGCGGGCGGTACCTCCACTTCCACGCCACGGCGGATCTTATAGTTCACGCCGTTGACGCTGACGAACAGATCGCCCTTGTAGCGGCTGTTGTCCTTGAACAGCCGGATGCGCACATTCTTTTCAGCCATAGGCACCTCCTTAGTTGGCGGCAGCGGTGGCAGAGTAGCTGGACACGCTCTCGATGCGCACCATGTACTGCTCCACCAGACGCTCGGCGGCGCGCATCCCCTTCCAGCCCACAGAGGCGCGCTGGTTCAGCGGGTCGTCGCCGTAGCCCAGCTGCTTGACGATGTGTTCCAGACCGCCGCCCTCCAGCTCGGTCACGCCGTAGGCGTGGGCACCCAGCACCAGCGTGCCGAACACCGCAAGACCCGCCGGACAGGTATCATCCTTCCAGATCTTGGCCTCGCTGGTCTCGATAAAGCGGATGTTGCCCAGCTTGCCGATCTCGCCGCGGAACATGGTGTCGGGGTCGGCGTACTTGTGCACCTCCATGAACTCCTTGCAGGTCTTGAGGTCATAGGCCGCATAGGGGTGGATGATGGCAACGTAGCTGTCGCCGATGGGGTCAGCGTTCATTGCGCCCAGCTGCGCCGCTGCCTGAAAGAACAGCTTCGGGGTCAGGGTGCAGCTCTTGTCCAGCGCCTTGCGGCTGGTAACGGCGTTCTCGGCACCGTCTGCGCCCAGCTTCGGGGCGTAAATGACATTGGTGCCCCCCGCCAGCACATCGCGGGTGATGCTGTCCATGGTGCGGCCCGCCTGGCTTGCCAGCACACGGGTGGCCTGCACCACATTGTTGTCGATGGCGGTCATCTGCAGCACGTCAGTCAGCGGGGTCCAGCCGCCGTACTGGTGCAGGTCGCTGGTGATGGTGGTCACGTTCAGAGCCTGACCGTCCGGGGTCACGCCCTCGGTCAGCGGAGTGGAGGCCTTGGGCAGGCTGTCGTACTTGCGGAACTCGATGGTCTTGCCGCCGTTCTGGGGCACAGGATAGTAATCCGCAAACTGGTCATGCACCAGCCGGGGCTCTGCCTGGTCGATGAGGCGCTTCTCGTAGAAGGTCTTCATCTCCGGGGTCATGGTGGTGGTGGAGTTCAGGGGAGTTTCGGCAAACAGCTGAATGTTGAAGTTGTTCATAGTCATTATCCTTTCTTTCATTGATTTCAAGCTCCCCCTTCGGGGGAGCTCCACAAGGCGCTGGCAGAGCCAGACCGAAGCGGTGAGAGGGTTTTCCCTCAAAAACTGATCTTTGCACCATGGAGCGCCTGACGTTCCAGCGCTTCCCGCTGGCTGCGGGTCATCCGGTTCACATCCGCACCGGTCACGGCGGCGCTGCCGGGGTGGGTGCCGTTTTCAGCAGGGCGCGCCCCGCGCTGGCGGATGCGTTCCACCACGCCCTGCTCCACGGTGCGGGCAGTCTGGCGCATGGCATCCCCGTAGTGGGCCA